ATAATAACCAGTATTGCTTCCAGCTAATTCAGTAATAATTTTATAAAGTATTTCATATATTTGCTGATAGTCTCCAGTTCTTTTATAGTCTGCTAATATTTTAAATAAAATTTTTAATAAATCTCGTACATTTGGCATATCTAAAAACAGTTGTGGTGGATTCCCTTGTTGCATTTGTTGCATTTGTTGCATGTATGTCCATAGTTTTAGTATTCTTGCATCTGTAATTGGAATGCGACCTTTTGGGTCATTACTATCTATTAAACTATTAAGTTCTTGCTTTAGAATATTAATTTCATTATTGGGATCAGGTTGAACAAATAAACCTGCAACGTTTTGTTGCAGTGGGCTGTTGGGGGCAATCAATCTTTGTAAAACCCTCATTACTTTTCCAATGTATGAAACCCCCGCACCACTTTTTCCACACTTCTTATTATCAGTATTTTTAAACGCTTTCTCTACTTCTCCAAAATAATAACGAACAACTCCAGCATTATCTGGGTTTCCGTCTATATAAGCGAATAATTGACTTGCTGCATCAATATAGGTTTGTTGAAGTGGTGAAGGTGCAGTTCTTATTGCCTGAACGCGGTCTACTAAGGAAGTTCCATTATGTCTAATTTCTGTAATCCCATCTGTTTCATACAAATGTAATATACATAATGAAAAACAATATATCCCATCAGTACCAAAGGTTTTTCCGTTATTTAAAACATAACAGAAAAAAAATTTATCACTTGAAAAATAATTTGATAAAATTGGGTAAACTCTCCCTCCATCAACATTTTGATAATCAACTCCCAGAGCTGGATCAAATGGACCATCAGATGTTCCAGCAGAGTCCATTATATTTGCTACCGTCAAATAAGGTATACCTGTAGAACCAGCACATTTGTAAATCTCACCTAATATAAAAGTACCCCCATCTGATGTTATTCTTATGTTATCAGGCATATCTGTGATTTGAAAGTTAGCTTCTGGTGGCGCTGTTGCTATTGTATTAAGATCCCGAGAATGCAAATACCATTTAATAAAATATGATAATGTGATTTTTACTTGACTAATTGTTGGATTAGTTCCATCATCAAATTGACTAATGTAATCATCAAAAGTAGTGAATCCTTCTCCAGGAATAATAACTAAACCACCATTTGAGCGAATTATTGTCTGAACCAAAAAAGCAGATATAATTCCAGTTGTGTTGTCGTAGTTAGTAATAATCTCTTGATAAGTTACTATTTCTGTAGCAGTTGTTAACCCGTACTCTTGTTCAAAAGAAACTGCTACTTTGTTTTCAAATGAGAGAGTTGAAGGTAATGTTTGAAAAGATGGAAAATTAATTCTTCTTTTAAATTCTAATACACTACCATATCTATAAGCTGCATTATTATTCGTCATTAAGTAACCTGAAACTTCTTCATTGAAAAATTGCGGATTATAGCCTACACGTGCTTTACTTAAATCGTGAAATGTATCATCTGGTCCTGTAATTTTCAGAGGATATGATCTTTTTGGGAGTGGTGTAAAATATGCAAGTGTGTTATCACCAAATGGGTTTTGTCCACCAGCAGCAGCAGCATAAATGAACGGTGGATTTGGTAAATACAAACAACCTTGCTGTCTAAATTGTGCTTCACTTATGATTGTAGCCATAATACTAATATTTATTGATATTATATTATTGATTAAATCATCTTATATACAAAATATAATATGATTCCCTATATATCATTTACTTGTCTATCAACACTTGTTTGGCGACGTTTTTAATAATCTTCCCATAATTCTTATCATCTTCCTCCTCGTTCGCACCTCCACAAGACTTATTCATTATTACCATAAACTGCTCGTTCTTCTTTGACCTCGGATCCTGATATTCTGGATACACTTGTTGCCATTCTTTAATCTGTTTCACATTTTTATGGGCCACATATTTAATCGCCTTTTTCATCTTCTCCTTCTCTTCATTGTCCTTCTCCCAAGCATTGTTGTCCTTGATATACATCACTTCTCGCTTCAAATCGCTACAATGGATCGGTCTCTGAGTTACATCCAAGCCTTTCAGTTCTCTCACCATTATTTTACTTATTCCTTCCACATACCCAAGCTGTCCCACCATCTCCAAATCTGTGATTTGTAGCTTCAACTGGTTAATGAAGTCCATAATGTTCAACGCATTCGCACACTTCTCATTCAAAAAGATCTGCATATTGAAGTGGTTGTTCTGTGTATTATTATTGGTAATATGGTTCACCACTTTTGTCTCCTTCATACACTCTATTATCTTCTCATTCTGTCCTAGTTGTGTCTTGTGTTGCTCTATCATTAGCTCCTTGAACTCCTGATTTTCCTTCAACAAATGTAAAAGAAGCTCTTGTTGTTTCAATGGATCTATTAAGAGTCCTGACTGATTAACCTCTTGGGAGTTTTTACAGGTCTTGCGATGTCTATATAATCCTGACGAGTGTGCATATTTTTTTCCACATTCACACTCAAAGCTTTTATGCTGTTGGGATAAAATATGGGGGTCAGGGGATTTTTCAATGGTACATATACCATTTGCGCAATTTTTCCCGTGCTTGGCCGTCAAAAGATGCTTTTTGTAATCTTTTTTGTTACTGGTTTTGATGTCACAATTTTCACACATATATAATGTCTTACAGTCAAGGGACAAATCATATACCATTTTATACCTTAATATACCATTCGCCTATATTTCTAAATACTTTCGTCCAAAAACACTAAAAAATTATGCTCACACTTTTTGAAGCTTAAAAATGCATTTGTGAGCATTATCGTCACAAACGCATTTTTCAAAAAAAGCCGCCGTTTTGGGAGGACCTCTTGAAAATTGGACATTTTTAGTATGTCCATTTTTTCATTGCCAAAAAAACTTTTGAAAAGAATAATTAGGTATTTTTAGTGGTTGGCTCCCCTGATTGAGATTGCTTGTTTTTAATTGCTTGGTCTTCAGCAGCCGCTGCACTTAGGATCTGCGCAATGAACATCTTAAAGCATTCCAAGAATTTCTCGTCTTGTTCCAGGAGTTTGTTGTGTTGGTGGAGGATGACCCGCTTGAGTTCTTGGTTCTCTTTCACTAGCTTCATAATGAAGGAGTTCTCATCCAGTTGCTCATCATCGGATTGATCTTCTCCTGCTTCTTCTTCCCCTTCTGGGTCCTCTTTGGGCTCTTTGGGCTCATTGGATTCTTGAATAGGAGTTTGGCTGACAGCCTTACATATATTCTTGTGTTTGTTCAAATGTGTCTCAAACTTGTATTGTTTTCCACATTGACATTCAAATGCTTTAATAGATTCATCAGTCTTTGCATTGACTTTTGTTTTAGGTTGTGCTTTCGTTTTGGCTTCCATTTTTATACCTAGAATTATGGAGTAGTTTTTAAATCGTTTTGCACCATAAATGGTTTGTTATTATGTATTTAGTTCTGTAATTTTATAATAATAGTAAATTAGCACTTTTAAATTATATAGAAATATGATTAGCTATTTGCAGTTTATAATAAGATTAAAATATTTTAATATACTATGAGACCTAGAAAAACATTTCAAATGTTTGGAAATAAAAGTCCAATTGTTGGTTTAACTTTAAATAAAGCATCAAGGTCTATTAAAATACCTATTAAAATAAAACCATATAGTGTTGAATTAAAATCAAATAATCCAGAAATAAACACAGATAATCTAGCACCATATACAGAAGATATAAGTAAAGATAGCAATATTTTAATAGTGATGGATGAACTTATTGCGTATCATAACTTACCTAATCAACTTTTGGATAAATTACCTGGTTATAAGGCATTTAAAAATATTGGAATAGAATTCACAAATATTCATAACAATAGACAAATGTGTTCTCCATCTAGAGCATCATTTCAAACATCTACTATAAATACAGGTGTACAATCCAATATTGATCAACCATTTCAAAACTTTTTTGTACCTCATTTATCTTATGATTCTTTAACAATACCCAAAAGTTTAAAAGCATTTAATAGTGATATTATTACAGCTTACTATGGAAAAGAACATTTGCAATGCGAATCAGATACTGTAAATAATATTACACCTGCTTTTCATACAAATACATCAAATTTATATAAATGTTATGGTTTTGATATATCATCAAAGCACGGTGATATTTTTTATAATGACGGTCACGGATTTATTCAAGATAATTTAATATTTAATAATATTTTAAATAATACAACAAATAATTGCGACTATATTGCAATTGATCCTTTGACAAATGAGAAGGTTGGGTATATTGGTGTTATTCCTTTTTTAAAATCACGTTCTGAAGATAAAAAACAATTCCATTTACAATACCATATTACAAATCCTCACGATACTCAACAATTTTGGCAAAATTTTAGTATGTTACCTACAAATGAACAGTCACAATTTTTTGCCTCATTTTTAAAAGAACAAACTACTGATATTGGAATTAAAAATCCTTATTATTATAATGAATTTTTTCCAAATGCCTATATTGAAAATGAAAATTTAACAACAAATTTTTTTGAAGATAATTTTGATGATTATTGTAAAAAGCTTGACTTATTACCTTTCAAGGAGTCTTATGTTAATGATTATGTGACTTCTAGTAAAACAAATCCAATCAATGATTATTACAAATGTTTTTATAATCAATTAGGGTTAACATTTTCTATTGCAAATGACTCTAGTGATGTTAAAAGTTGGAAAAATTTATTAAACAATTATTATGGTTTAGTAATTGAAGCAGATAAATATTTATTTAAAATTTATAATTTTTTAAAAAATAATAATATGTTGGAACGTGTTTCAGTTGTAATTACAAGTGATCACGGTGATACTATGAGTGCTCACGGGTTGAAACAAAAGGCTACACCTTTTAAAGAAAATATTAATGTTCCATTAATTGTATATTCATCAAAAATTTCAAAAGCCTATAGTGGAAAAAAATGTGATGTTTTAGGTAGTTTATTAGATTTAGCACCAACTATAAATGTATTATTAGGAATTAATGATATAAATTCACAATTTTTAGGCAAGTCTTTGGTTTTGAATAATAATAATATTTTGACTCCTAGAACTACAAATTTACCTGTAATGAACATATACAATGATTTTATGACTTCTACTAGTTATTTTTTAAAAAGTACATCAACTACTTTTTATGATTACAAATTTTGTTTTAATATGATTATAGACTACGATGATGATGGAACATTGTATAAGTATGGTAGATTTTTCTCAATAAATGAACTATTCAGTTACAACTTTACACATAATAATAGTATACCAAAATTAACGCCCTCTATTTTTAATGATCCAAAATTTGTTATTGATAGCCAATATATAAATCCAGAAATAACTACATCTATATTAAATGAAATTTATAATCCTTTAAAAGAAAAATTTCCTGATGGGTTTAATTATACAGAGGGCTTTGATTTTATTAAAAATACTTATAAAAATAGTGATTTACCAAATTATGATAGTTTAGAATTAATGGTTTATTTTAATGTTATCAATAATTATTTGAAATATTATATAAATTATCAATTTATTCTTCCATATGTTTATGATGATTATGAATTGTTATCAATAACCAATCCAGAAATTTTTTGTTACAATATAAAAAATGATTATAATGAAATTACAAATTTATATTATCAAAATAATGACTTTCAATACAATCCATTATTTGAACGACTTAATAAAAAACTAAATAATCTAATTATTGAACAATGTATGACAATTAATGATCGTTTTACTTTTATAATACCATCTATAATTTACGAATTAATAATTTTACACTCTTATAAATTTGGTATAGATTATGAAAATTATACAAAAGAACAAAAAAATTTTGCAGTAACATCGTTTTACAATAATAATCAAGATTCTAAATTTTCATTTATAAACTCGGTGCAAAGTTTAACAAAGTATATTTAAACCCTTGAAGAATTAAAATGACACATTTATCCAAGGGTAAGATATCAGTAAATATTTGAAATGACTCCCTTTCTAGGCATCCAATTTTAAATCTTCACTGGTATAAATAAAGAATTATTCAATTAAATATGTGTCAATAAATTATATGGCCCCTTCAACAACCTTCTTCGTATACCTTTTAGAATGCACAGATGGGGCGACTTATGTAGGCGCCACAGTGGACCTAGATCATCGCTTAAGGCAGCATAATAAGGAACTCAAGGGCGGCGCCCATGCTACGAGTGCCAAAGTTGCCCAGGGCAAGACCTGGCACAGAGTTTGCCATATTGCTGGGTTCCCAGATTGGCCAGCCGCGTTGCAATTTGAATGGCGATTCAAACAACTCTCTCGTAAATATTCTCAGAATATGAATCCATTAGAGCGCAGATTAAGAGCACTAAAGGATTTATTGGCATTAGAAAGACCGACAACTAAAGCAATATCTTATTCAGAATGGCCCACTCCACCCCAAGTCAATTGGGAATCACCAGGTTCTGAAGAGCTATTTTACATTTATAAAAAATGATGAAGAGAGAAAATATCACTAATATATGAAACATAGCCAACATATTAAAAATAAACATTCAAATAATAAAACAAGAAAACACAAAAGTTTGAAGACATACAAAGGAGATACTATTATTATGTTTACACCCTTGAAGATTTAAAATGGGACAAAACCCACTAAAAATCAACATAATTATGGTGCAAACATAATAAATATTATAAATTATTATTAAACATAGTATTTATTCAAATAAACTTCAAATAAAAGTCTCTCTTGAAGTCAATAAACATTCGCCAATCAATACGAAAAGAAGAGAAACAACAACTTTGGATAAGTTCGTCAAACTTGTCCGATTTCAATGCTGCCACGATTTTTGCCCCTTCTTCCTCCCCAGAAACTGAAATAGCCATAGCGCAATGTGTCATTGAATAAGAACCATCAAGATCCAATATGGGTTCAAAAATCCCGGATTCACCGAAGATCACTTTTGGGTCACCAAAAAACCCCTTGTTATTGACTTTGCTGTAATAATAACGCACAACACCACCCTTCAATGTGGAATGAACACAAGGATAAACAAATCCGACCTCTTCATTTTTGAGAGAAGACATCCACGATTTATCGGTGCCATAAGCAGAACGACTATACATAATTGGAGATCTTTCTTCTCCTTCTTTGGCTAAAATACTAGAAACCAACCCATAGTTCTTACTTGGGAGCCATTTCCATTGGGCCAAGTCAATATGACTAATAATACCATCTTCGTCATCCACTTCCACTTCCACCTTTCCCAAAGGTGGAGCCAAACAGAGCGAAGCTCCATAATTATGAAGGGTTTGGCTAGATTTGGCTCCACCTTTCCCACCCGAATTAAGCGGGGGGAGGCTTATTATTAGGTACCAATCAAATCGGGTTCCACAATTGAACTTAGACCAACCATCCTTCTTCCCATTTATAGACAGTTTGAGCATCTGATTGTCCTGAGTCATCAAGTCAAAAATATGAGTATAGTTCTTGCGCCGCCTTGTAAACGGTTTCCTCCACCCCGGGGGATGCAGATAAAGCAGATATCCACCACTCTTGATCCACACCTCCAATGCTCTGTAAACGAACTCTGGCCACAAAATAATCTTATGTTCAGGCCCGGCATTGAACGGCGGATTCCCTACAACTGCGTCAAAAAGTCCTGACCATATTCCGTCACTGAACCCGAGACTATTTCCACAGATTCCGCAGCATAAAACCTTAGAAAAATCAGCCCCCACAAATCCTTGACAACGTAATGCAGCATAAGCCCTCAACATTTCTCTCGTGATGATGATATTGGAAAGTGAAATATCGGCGAAATAAAGAATGTTATTGAGAATATGAATTGATCTGGTAACTTCGTCTTCTATTAACCCTTGAAGCCCTTTAAAAAAGCGATCAAAGAGAGAAAGGACAAATCCGCCCTTGCCACAACAAGGCTCAAAGACTTTTCTCTCTGGACATTTCCAAAAAGAAGAGGGAATTGAGTCTAACATCTCTTCAATTAATGCATAAGGAGTTGTAACTTCGGAATATTGTGTCTTTTCTTCAAGAGTCGGGACAAAATCTTTCTCCAACTTTTCTCTCAACAATGGAATTTCAAGACCTGAAAAATCTTGAAAGGCTTCACTAATTTTCTTTCTGTACATAGTTTCCATAATATCTTAATTAATCAAAATATTATAGAATTAGAGAAAAACCTCAAAACCTCAAAACCTCAAAACCTCAAAAGTTATTTCTTGTGTTTCTTTGTGCCTTTGCCTTTAGCAGAAGCTCGTTTTCCAGACTTCTTATGCTTTCTAATGCCTCTTCCGAATTCAGATGCTCTACCCCAATCACCTTCACCGGCATATTCAGGTAAAACACTATTACCACTAGATCCGCTTTTATTTCCAGAAAATAAATAGGTACCAACACCAATTGCCGCCGCTGCGCCTAAAATAGGAACTGCTATCAAAACCGCACTCATAATATATATTATTATTTATTTTATTATTTGTATAAAGGATATAAAACCATTACTTATACTTATAAAATGAAGAACCAATGGCTACAAATCTTTCTTCTAATATCCACTTTCATAGGATCCAACTGTTTTTTTCCACACTTTACACAAATAAATCAGCCACGTAAGTATCCGATTTCAAGGACAAGTAAACACCAGGACCCAGAACAAAAAGATATTAATATTCGCCCATTGTTCAACCGATTCAAATATCCGCTTTCAAGGCAATATTACGAGAGCTATATAAAGCGCCTGAATTCCAGGAATGCCAGTGAGCAAAACGAGGAAATCTTAAGAGGCGAAGATTTTTATCATCAAAGTGATGATGATTTATCAGTATTGAGTATATCCTTCAATGAAACTGACCAAAACAACACAAGTCCTAATTCAAAATCAAGTTTTCGCGTAATTATCAGTAAGAATATGTTTGCCCCATTTCAAAGGCAATACGATGAGAATAACAACCAAGACCAAGACCAAGATGAAGACGATGATTACACTTATAGAGAAACAAGAAATAAGAAATCCGAGAACTTCAAGGTCATCACAAAACACCCTACGAAATTTTCAGATATTGGTGGTTATGAGAATGTGAAACAAGAGCTTCTTCAGTGTGTGGATATTTTGACTAATTACCAGAAATACGCGAATTACAGTGTCCGTGTACCGAAAGGTCTCATTTTAGAAGGCCCACCAGGTAATGGCAAGACACTATTAGCTAAGGGCTTTGCAGGAGAAGCCAAGGTAGGTTTCATCCCAGTTTCCGGGTCAGAATTCCAGGAGAAATACGTTGGTGTTGGTTCATCTAGGGTAAGAGAGCTGTTTAAATTGGCGAAGAAGAATGCGCCGTGTATTGTGTTCATAGATGAAATAGATGCTATAGGTCGCCATAGATCAGGTGATGGTGAAACATCCAGTTCAGAGCGTGACAATACGTTAAATGAGTTGCTTGTCGCCTTAGACGGATTCAAGTCAACCAATGGAGTATTTTTAATTGGAGCGACAAATAGGGCCGACTTGCTGGATCCAGCACTAACTAGACCAGGGCGCATTGATAAGAAGATTTATATTGGACCACCGGATAGTGATACAAGAGAGGCGATTTTGAATATCCATAGCAAAGGAAAGCCATACGATGATTCCATTCTAATAAGTGACTTGGTGGATTTGACAATTGGGCTTTCAGGTGCACAAATAGAGAATTTGTTGAATGAGGCAATGTTGAATGCACTGAGAGAAGAACGTCAAATTTTCACAATAAAAGATGTGGATCATATTTTGAACAAAATGTTGGCGGGTTGGCAGCCAACACAACACCATTTCACAAGCGATATTATAGAACATATTGTTATACACGAAATGGGACACGCGATTGTTGGACTATTAGCTAAACATCATTCAAAGATGACCAAAGTGATAATTAATTTTTCGTCACCAAGGAGCCCTGGGTATACGGTATTTGAAGCATCTGAATCCACGATTTATACGAAGGAAGCACTTTTTGAACACTTAGCAATTTTATTGGCTGGGCGAATTGCAGAGGAGTGTTATTGCGAAGTCTCTATTACAACAGGAGCCATCAATGATTTTGAAGAGGCGTATAAGTTGGCCGAGAAGATGATCTTGTATTATGGAATGGGTTCAAAGGTGATTTATCCTAGCAATAGTGATAAATACAAGGAGATGATAGATAATGAAGTGATTCAGTTAATAGATGAGGCATATGCTTATTCTCAGTTTATAGTGCAAAACAGTATGGATTTAATATTGGATTGTGCTGAGATTTTGAAGCGTGATAAAATAATGCACTCTAGTCAAATTATGGAGATGATAGACAGTGGTAAGTATGAAGATGTCCTTGAATTATTAAAGAAGTAGATGACCGCGCAACTATAAATTTACAGTATTTGAAGAAGAATCATTTTGTTACTCTTACATCTTTATCTTTTTAATTGTATATTTATGTATTATATTCAAATATTCATATTTATAGGATTTTTATTTGTAATGTAAATGTATGTAAAATTTGTATAAAATAAGTTGATTTTATACAAATACTAAAAATTTATTCAAAACATATTTGAAATCAATATCAATTACAGAGTTTGTATTAGAAAAAAATGAACAAAACAATTTGAAAGCCAGTGATAAAAATTTGCTACATTGATTTGGATGAGGCTGTTATGCAGTTATTCAGAGGTAACGTACTGGTAAAAGTGTGGTTGTTGCTCTCGGATTTTCCGCATACGTTTCCTCTGATGTACTAATTACACCACCTGCCGCCAGATCTTCCGTCGTAAAAAGTGTAACAAAATCACCAGCTAAATAAAATACATCACCTATAAAAGCTGCAATATTATTTGCCTGTGATGTACTAAGCACACCAACGTTCTCCAAAGATTCTGTAATCATATGAATAGGATCGTAAACCCCACGATGAGCCGATACTCGCAGCACAGCTCTATCATCAGTAAAAGTAGGAACCCACATTGGCTGACTCCATAAACGACCATCCTGATCATAAGGATCAGCATATAATTTGTTGAGTTCTCCATTAAAACCCATCATTATCTCAATATTTTTAAGTTGATCTTTATTAGTACTAAAATTCTTTTCAGCAGCAGCAGATTCTTTAATAAATTCTCCTTGTGCAGTTTTAAAGTTAGAAAAAGCATTTTCTAAATATGGTTTCAAATTATTAACACCTATCATTATTGCATCAATTCTGATTTTTAGAGAATTGTATTGGGCTGTAGTATAGGGTTTTGTTTTGTGTTTATCCTCAAAAGCAACAGCTGAATCATTTGCTTGAATAGCCAAAAAATCGTAACCGGCTTTCACTTTTTTGTATACATCATCCCAAGAATCATTTGCGCGTTGCATGAAAGTGTATCCTCTTTGAAACATATAAGTATCCATTGACCTAAAGTCTATTCCTGCAGCTGCTTGAAATGATTCTAGATCATCTGAAAATTGTTCTGCCATTCCATTAAAAATATTAATATCATGATTTAATTTTAAATTCGCAACGTGATAATTAGTCCAATTAACTGCATAATCTGCTTCTGCAAATTTAACAGTCCAACCTAGTTCTTTAATCTGAGTATCGTAGAAACTTTTTCTTTTGTTGACATCAAACCACATAGCACGATTTAAATCTTTTCCCACTGTAGCAAATTCTGTAAATAAAACTTCACCATGTCCCTCTGCCCAATTCCAATATGGCATATTTCTACCTCCACTGTTTAAAATATCCCTAGTATTATAAAGACTACTATCTTGGACATTTTTTATAGCATCAGTAAGTTTTTTTTGCATATCTTGAACCTGAGTCTTCCAAATTGTATATTCAGATTCAGAAAGTGTACTGGCAATTTTTCTTTTTTCCAATTCAGCAGCCATAGCAGCCATATCTGACTCAGATTTACAAAGTTGAAAAAGAAAAAATTGATTCATACGGATACCATCGTTATAATTCATCAGGGGCGGTGGTCTTTTCATGATTGGTTGTGCTCTTCCTCCTTCTGCGACTATTTGTGCTGCTTCCTCTCCCATTTATAAATATATCTAATAATATTTATTTTTCAAAATATTTGATTTACATCATATGAATGAAATAATTGTCATTTATTCAAATGTATAAATGACATTTGTATATGATATTATGTATTTATAATAAAACAAAAAATCATAGAACTAATAAGAAAATATCAAAGCAAATTGAGGTTAACTCTTCACTTACTGATGGATGCAAGAAGAC